TTAGAGTTACTGAAAGTTAGTCAATTCGTAATGGTGTATCAATGACTTTGTAGTATGCAATTTCATCTACAAAAATAGGCAATGCACTTAAAAAACAACTGACTACTTTTGTAGCCTTAAAACGCTGCATTATCTTTAGTACACTATCTTTGTCAGATACTCTATATTCGGGCAATATCGTTTTATTGTTCATGCCTGCCTTACCTGCCTTAATAGAGTTACCAGATGCAGCGTTCACACTGATATATAAATCTCCACTTTCGCTTTCATAGATAGCGAATTTCCCACCTGCAAAAATGCCTAAATCATTAGCCGTTTTTCTTGAAAAGGTAATTGCAGAGTGATTATAATTACCCGAACGTGCCGTAAAAGTACGCAATGAACGCTTACCTCTTACTGATTTATCAGAATTTGAAATCTTCATAATTACAATGCTTTTAGTTCATCTTCAAACTTCGCACACAAAAACGCTTTCATCTTACCTAAACGATAGAAAACAGCGTGTTGTGTTGTGCCGTAAACATCTGCAATTTGATAGGTATTTAAACCATTGCGAAAATACAATTGAAATAGTTCAAATTCAGATGCACTAAAAGAGTCCTTTGCAACCTTCATTAAATTTGCAATGAAAGCATCTTTTTTCTCTTTTGATACTTCGCTTTCATTGTTGCTTTCATCTACTTTCAAAATAGCCCAAAATAAGTCCTTTGGTCTAATTTCTTTCATAGATGCAGCGTAGCGGATTTTACTTTGTCTTTTGTAGGTAGCAATAAACAAAGAAAGAAATACCTTTTCGTCATTACCTGATGCAATTTCACGACAAATTAGATAACTGTCATGAAATACATCTTCACTTGTCACATTGTAAATTTCTCCGAATAAATTCGTAGAAACTACTCTTTCCTTAACTTGCTGATAGTTAGCGGAAAACCAACTATCAAAGTTGTTTGTTTGTCTTGCTTTTTTCATAATTCGTAATGTATTAAAAGTGTTATTAAAAAATGAATTTCACTACAAAAGTACGATAAATATTGATATAATGTACGCATGAAAGTACGATAAATGCCTTGTTTTTACATTGTCTAAATGATTTGCAGATGCTTGATTTTCAGTTAGTTATAAAAATATAGACCACCCCTCCCCCCTTGATAGAATCGAGATTCGTGTGGGTGACTTCCCACAAAAATTTTTTATTTTATTTTTTTTATTATATCATCCCCATCACCCCCACAACCTTCCCTTCCCTCTATCTCCAGGACTGGTGTATGTGTTCGTATTGTTGTGTGTGATTCCTTGTAAAGATTTCAGAAAATCTTCGTGTCATTTATTGTTTAGTGGTACAATATTGCGAATTATTTTGTATCTTTGCAGCCGTAACCGTTTAATCGGTTTATTACATAGTTGGCTTTGCATCCTCGAATCACCACCTCGACAATAGCGGGCCATATATTACAATCTTGGAGCGTTTGCCTTATGGCGCGGACGTTTCTATCAGGATTGTAGAGTTTGTGGTGAACTCCGAGGATGCGTAGAAATCGCCTGCGCCTTTTTTGTGGGCTGATGCAGGCATAGCGTTTGAATAATTGTTAGTGAGTATATGGATGCTTTATTGTCTGCTATTTCGGTTGCTGTTATTCCCTTGGATTGATTGTTATGGTGGTACTGGTATCATCAATATTGGCGAGTCGTTTTTTGCTGTTGCCAGTATTCCGTTTGTGTGTCTTTTATTGTTAAACTCAAATATGTTTCAGTTATGAAGAAATTTATTGTTAATGCCTATCGTGTTCTGGCTGTTTTGTCAGTCATCTTGTCGATTCTGTTTATTGTGAGGGGTGATGACGTTCTTGCGTCGACTGGTGTATCTTTATTCTTGGGTGGATTTTTCCTTTGGGGTTTTTCTTACATTGTAGAGGCGGCTTGTCTCTTCATTGAGAAGTATAACAAAGTGGCATGACAAATAACTAAGAAAGGTTTAATTATGAAGAAGTTGTTATTGTTGGCATTATTGCCGTTGTTGTTTGTTTCTTGCTCGAAGGATGGTGATTCTCCGTATGAGCCAGTGCAAGAGCCGAGTGAAGTGATCTATTCTGTCAATCTTCACAATGACATTAAGAAGTCTGCTGTCAGCAATAGTTCTGATGGCAATCTCTACGATGTTTATGTTGTATCTCAGAATGGCGAAGTCTATTCTATCGGTACTGTTGCGAATGGCGAAGTGGTGAATTTCAGGTTCCCAAAGGGCTATGACAAGTCGAAGGTGTTTTTCTTTATCCTGAAAATCGGAAAGACGGAAGCGAAGTCGAAGGAAAGCGATTATTGGAGTCCTGAGAAGTCCTATGGCAAGTTGCTTTCATTCTTTGTGGACGAGTCGAAGCCCATTGAGGTTTATATCACTGAGAACACAACTTATTCGTCTTTCTCATGCAAGGATATTGCGAATTTCAAGAATATGCTCCAGTCCGTTCTCTCAGGATTGGGTCAATGAGTGAATGTTTCATCAAATAAATCGTGTAGAATATGAAGAATTGTCTGAGATTAGCTGTTTTTGCCCTTGTGGTCGTATTGTTTGCCTCTTGCGGCAAATCTCCGAAGGGTATTGCTGAGTCACGTATGAAGTCTGCCGTTGATTCGTGGGTGAAGATGCGTGGCGAGCGTAAGGGTTTGGTGTTGAAGTCCTATGACGTTACCGATAAGGACGTTATTGTTTACAATGATTCCGTGTGCGTTATGCTGATTCACTTGGTTATATCTGGTGATAGGGGTACTGATGAAGCCGATGTGAACTATATCGTTGCCAAACGCAATGATAGATACAGCGAATTGTTCATCTATAAGAAGTACAAGGTGCTTACCAGGGAGAGGTATAATGAAGAGATAAAGGACATTGAGGATTTCAGGAAGGAAGCATCTTCTGTCTATGGCAAAAACGATTGGGATGACACCCCTGAGGGTAAGATTTCGTCTGACATTATCGGTTACGTCATGAAGGAAGGTGCTGTTATCCCCCATGATGATATATAAGCCGGATTTAGGCTGTTTTGCCGTGTTATCATGTGCAAATCTCTCAAAAAACGTCAAAAATCGGTGTAAAGTGCATAATTTGTCCGTATTTTTTCTTTCTTTGAAAATTTATTGTTATCTTTGCACCTATCAAACATGAGAGTAATTTTCATTTACTCTAACCAATTTTAAACGCAAAATTCGTTCAGCCGCTTGTCTGTGAAGATGGGCGGCTTTTTTCTTTCACGTATTATGCGCGTGCGCAAGGCTTCTATAACCTGTAATTTTGCGTATTTTGTCAAAAATTAAATTTTGCTAAATTTGTAAGGATTTTTTACGACTTTGTCGTAAAATGTAAATATAAATTACTATATTTGCGGCAGAATAAACAAAAGAAATCGGTTATGGGAGCAAGTGACAATAGACTTATGTTTCAGATCGCCGTTAGTGACGTTCGGAAACAACTCGACGCAAGGAAGCGTGAGATTGATAAGTGGATAAAGGAGAATCCTGCCACTATCAATGTCGGTGTGAAGTTTGAACTGGAAGATTTGAAGTCCAAACTGCAAACCCTTGGAGTCGTATTCGGTAGCACGAATAAGGAAATCAAGGCACTCTCTACGGAAATGGAGAAAACCCTTGACAAGGTAAATTCCAAACTCAATGAGGCAGGCAATTCAGGCTCTAACGGAGTCGGTAAGATGACTTCCGGGGCGCGTCAGCTTGCAGAAGCCATGAAGGAAGTCAATGCTTCAAGAGAGAAGGCTGTCGCTGCCAGTAATGAAGAGGCAAATGCACGTCAGAATATCGCTAACATTGAGCAGAATATCTTAGAGGCTCGTAAGCGCATTGCAGCCATTCAGAGCGGTAAGATGACAAACTTCAAATGGCTTGAAGATGCTAAGATGCTAAAGGAGTCCACTAACAGCCAGAAGAGCCTTAAAGATGTCTATATTGAGAAACTGAATGGTCAGATTGCCGTTTGGTTAGGTCAGCAGGAAAGAGGCGAGAAAGCCATTACTGAGGCTGTTGAGCGTAGGGTAAAGGCAGAGAATGAACTTGCAGCAGCTCAGAGCAAGGCAGATTCTTTGAAACAGCTAATGGAGCGTACCACTACACAGCAGCGTTACAACAATATGCTTGCTGATACTGAGAAACTACTGGAGCGTATCAAGGCGGCTTCTGCGGGAGCCAATAGCAGTTCCTTGCTGAATGTCGGTGTCCGTGATGTTGGTGCGTTCCTGGAAAAGGCTTCGTCTCGTTCCGCTTTCAAGGATGAACAGAACGTAGTAGCCAACCTTGTGAGCGAATACAACCGTCTCTTGAAGGTCTATGGTGCTATCTGTTCTGAGGAAGAGCGTAAGGCAAAGGCTACTGATGCAGCAGCACGAAAGACTGAGCAGAATATTGCAAGGGAAAATGTAGCACGTCAGAAGTCCGTTGCAGCCGTTCGTGCAGAAGCCGATGAACTGGTTAGGTCACGTAAGGCTGCATTGCAGGGTCAGGGCTTCGACTTGTCTAAGTTGCTCTCCCTTGGTAAAGACAAACTTGGTACTGAGCAATACGATGCTGTCAGAAATGCCTTGCGTTCCATCCGTGAGGAACTGAGGCAGATAGATACGATTATGCAGCGTGGCGGTCGTTCTACTGGTCTCATGCTGAATATCGGTGGCAATACTCGTGACTATTCCCATGTCATTGCTACGGCACAGCAGGTCGTAAACATCAAGAATCAGGCGGCGCAGGCTAACAATCAACTTGCAAGTAGTGAGCGAAACGTTGCAAGTAACGTCGGAATGACTACTTCGGCTCTTAGCGGTCAGTCTCAGGTGTTGTCAGACCTAAAGACAATGGCAATGCAGTATGTTTCCGTATGGGCGGCGAAGTCATTCATCAACAATATCATAGAGCAAGGCGGTCTCTTGGAACAGCAGCGTTTGTCTATCGGCGCAATCCTGCAAGATACCTACGAGGCTGATGCCCTCTTTGGCAAGATCAAAGGACTGGCTATCAAGTCACCATTCGGAGTGACTGAACTTGATGCCATGACAAAGCAGTTGTCTGCATACGGCTTCAAGTATTCTGAACTCTACGAGTGGACTAAGAGGCTTGCAGACATATCGGCTGCAACTGGTACTGAGGTAAGTCGTTTGGCTCTTGCTTTGGGTCATGTGCGCTCTGAGGGTGCTTTGTCCGGCTATACCCTGAGACAATTCGCTATGGGTAATATCCCGATGCTTGCTAAGTTGTCTGAGAAGTTGGGTAAGACTACGAGCGAGATTCGTAAGATGGTGTCTCGCAAAGAAATCGGCTATGATGAAGTACTGGAAGTGTTCAAAGAACTTACTGATGAAGGTGGTATGTTCTACAATGCGCAGGAAACGATGGCAGAGGCTCTTAATGCCAAATTCAAGAACTTGCGTGACTCATTCCAGATTATGTACTCTGAAATGGCAGAGGGTGCGCCTGGTGATGCGTTGAAGAGGCTTGCTGAGATTCTTACAGACCTCTCTCGTAACTGGAAGGTGCTGATGCCGATGATTTCCACTGGCATAGGGCTTTGGGGCATGAGCCGCTTGGCTACTATGGCTATGAACTACGAACTTGCACGTACTGGCACTTACCTTGGTGTTAATGCCATTGCTACAAGTAAATATAACGTCGCCCAACTAAGGCAGATTGCAACAATGGGGCGTTGGCGCGTCGCTCTTATGGGCGCACGTACAGCCCTCATGTCCGTTGGTCGTTTCCTTGCAAGTCCTTGGACTATTGGTTTCGCCGCTGTTGAAGGTCTTGTCTATCTTTGGCAGCGACACAATCAGGAAGTGTCAAAGGCGAAGGAATTGACGTCGGGATTCAGCAATTTAGCTTCTGAGTCTCAGAAAAACCTTACGGCGCGACTTGCTGACATTGACCCATTCAAGGAAGGTATGAGTGAGTCGGAATTGAAGTCAGGCATTGATTCCATGACTGACACAATCAAGAACTATGCAGCTAACTCTCAGGAAGTGCTTAATACGGCTTTCGGTACTAATGCCGATGGTAAGGTTAAGAGCCTTGCAGAGCAATATCAGTACCTTCGTGAGCAGATGGAAAAGACTGTTGATGTCTATAAGGAACTGGCACGTACTGCCGATGCCTTTGAGTTTGGTGTGAACTATACTGATGGCGGTTGGTTTGATGATAACGTAGAGTCAGATCTTACGGACTATGCAAATGCCATGAAGGAGTATGACGATGCCTTTACCACCTTCACGGCAAACAATCAACTTGCGGTGTCACGTTCCTTGGATGCTCTGATGAGGATGAAGCCGGAGTTGAAGGACATTCTTCAATCTTTGGCTTCTGACTCAGAGCGTATCAAATGGCTCTATGAGAATCAGTTTACACAGAAGGATGCCTACAATGGTTTGAAATATCAGTTGCACCTCAATCGTGCTGACTATGGCGGTTTGCTTGGATATGCCACTGGCAATTATCTGAAAGGTCAAAAGAACGAGGCAATGTCTGAGCTTGACAAGTTCCTTACTGGTGTTGAAGAGCGTTTGAAGAAATTCGGCTACGATTTCTCTGACAATGGAAAGCATCTCACTGAGAATCAAGTCGGCAATCTCTTGAAGCAGTCTAAGGAATGGCTCGACAAACACCCCGAATGGCAGAATATCTATGATGTCATTCAGGATAAACTTAATCAGCGTTGGGGTATTCCTATCACTCCTGAGGTTGAAGAGACGGAAAAGAAACTCAATGAGTGGCAGCAGCAGATGCAGGACTGGCTCGACAAACACGGCTCGACGTTGAAGATTAAGCCTGAAATGTCTCGTAGCGATATTATCAAGATGGTGCATGGTTCTATTGAGGAAACTCAGAAAACCATAGACCAAACAAAGCCTATTCTGCTTCGTTTCAAGGCTGATTTGTCAGACTTGGGAAATCTGCCTACTGGCTTGCAGACCCCTTGGGGAAGAAAGCAGGCAGCAGATTACCAGGCAGCGACTCCTCAGAATCAGACTGCAAAAGATTTCCTGAATGAGTTTGGACTTCCACAGCCTAAGGAAAAGCGTACCTCTCGAAAGGAAGATGCGGAATTGAAGAAAGTCCGTGTCAGACTTGATGAAGCAAAGTCTTTCCTTGCAGAATACAAGAAATATCGTGAAGTATATGGCAAGGAGCGTTCTATCTCCATGCTTGAAGTCCTTTTCCCAACGACAAAGGGGAAGGGTCAGAAAATTGTCGATGATTACAAGTCGGTATTGGAAGGTATAAAGAACTCCATCAAGCTCAATACTGATGACCGCAAGAAATTCGGTATCAGCATTGACAAACTCATTAGTGATACGGCTCTCAATGATGCGAAGGTGAAGTTGGATCGCCAAATAAGGGAAATGGAGAACTACATCAGCGATAATATAAGCAAACACGACCTATATAAGGCTCTGTATGAAAAGACTGGTGATAAGAATTTCTCCTTAAATGCTTTCTCAGGTCGTATGATGTGGGATGACAAATCTCGTGGCATGGCTGATTTGCTTCGTGAGCGTATGGGAGATAAGGCAAAGCGTATTGATTGGGATGCTGACGAACAGGATGCGGAAGATTGGTTCAAAAAGAACTTTGCCAATGGTGCTGAGTTGTTTAAACTTTGGAAGTCCATTGTTGAAATTACCAAAAACAATTATAACGACTCCCTGAGGGAATCAGCCGATGCGATTGAAAAGCAACTTACCTATAAGGAGAGGATTGCAAAGATTGAAGAGCGTATTACTGAACTTCAAAAGAAGCGAAAAGAGACTTCTGATGCCAATGAGCAGAAGGGTATTGATTTTCAGATTCAGGGTGCCCAGAATGAGATTAACAACCTGCAAAGTGATGCTTTCAAAGAGAGTCTTGACTATCTGCGTTTCTTCGGTGCATCTATGAATCTCGCAAATAGCGAGGTACAGCGTATCGGTAATACAATCAAGCAGCAATTGTCTAAGGAATTGTCTAACGGCACTATCAAGGCTGATGAATACTCTCGCACGCTGAGAGAGGTAACAAAGCACATGGAAGCAAGCCGTAAGGCCTTTAAGGGTGACTTTATGACATTCCTTACTGGCGGTCAGCAGGCTTTGATTTCCAAACGTCAAGCGGCTGTTGATGATGCAGCTATCAAGGTAGCACAAGCCGAAAAGGAGCGTCAAGAGGCTCTTGCACGTGGCGACAAGGAAGGTGCAAAAGCAGCAGAGGAACG